CTTATTAGATGAGAATAAACGATAAATAACCAATCTCTATATTTATTAGCGAGAGTTAGATATACGATACATAAATTGGTAATTGCCATATACGGATAAATTATAGCGTTTAATCTATTATTGGTTACACCTTTTAACATTTAAAACGCCGATTAAATTTACGAAGGTCTAATATGAATTTATATTAAGATAAAGAACAGGCACTTTTTTATGATTATATTTATATACCATCGCAATCATGACAGCAGTCATTAGAATATCTACCTTTTATTTTACTAACTACATTTTTTAATAATATATCATCTTCTATTAATTCGTATGCAATATTATTAATTAATAATAATTCATGTTAATAATTTATATTCGTGATAACCACTTAGTTGATATTTTTTACAAGTATTTGGTTTTAATTTTTCTATATTATGTAATATTTCTTTTATATGGTTATTTGTTTTTTCAGCCATTTTTGATGTCCTCTTGGTTATTAATTTTCTATTAGACTCGTATACCTTTTTATTTGAACAATAAGCAACAATCAACGATTGATGATGATTATCATTATGAAAACTTAATTCTGTCATATTATAAAAATATATTTATATGTATTTTATTCAATTTATAAAATCGGCGGTTTAAATGTTAAAAGGTGTAATAATGTCATTCTAGATTAAAAAATAGTACGAGATATTAGTTTCAGGTTAAATTAAATAAAGAATATGTCGTTATGTTTAATAGATATAAAAGATACTGGTACATTATATATATATATATATATATATATATATATATAGTTTGCGATTTGTTATTGTACCGCTAAACATACAATCCGGAACCGTAATATAAGGCATAGAATCTGAAAACGGGTATGTCGTAAAATTAATTAATATGAAAATAAATAAAGTTTCTAAGCGAATATGTTACGTAGTGTTATACAAATTATTTAACAGTATTAAACTGAATAATATTTTAGGTTAGGTTGTCTTGATAATCTCTAAATGAGAGAAATAAGGCCGAAATGTTATTTTGGCGTTAATTCAACGTTTTATTACAATATTGAATTAAATATAAAATAGCACTATCCATCCATTCCTATAAAAATAGCAGTGTAAATGTCCAAATGTATAAAATAAATGCAATATATATGGGTAACACTACATGTAAATTTCGGAATATAGTACAAGGCAATTTAAAACATAGCAAGAAACGTCGCAGAATAGCGAGACAATTCAAACGCGACCATCGTCGTTCGAATAGCGTAGTTGAAATTTGGTCGCGTACGAAACCGATTGTAAAAAAAAATAGAAGAAATATTGAACCTCGTTTACTTAAATCGGTTCTCGTCAACGAAGCTTATAAGAATTGCCAAAAAGGATATCATCTGAAAATATGTAAAGAAACTATGTTATAAATGTATAAATTTTATTTATACATATAAAGTAAGTAAATTAAAGTAAATGGCAATAATAAAGTTTCCGATAAGATATTTACCCAAAAGTTTAACGACGAGAGATAAAAACACTCAATTAAAAATGCTAGTGAAATCAAAAAAACTGTATAAAATAAATAAATATTATACACGCAAAAAACTGTCGTCTTATAAAAATAAAAAATCAAAACATATTGAAAATGCTCGTAGAATATATAATATACAACATATAAATCCAAATGCAGAATTGTCGTTTAAAACTGGATGTAAATTATCAGCGTTAAACCAAATCGTTAAAAAGGGCGAAGGAGCATATTATTCATCGGGGTCTAGACCTAATCAGACACCGATGTCATGGGGTCTCGCCAGGTTAGCAAGTGCGTTAACTGCAGGAAAAGCGGCAGCGGTTGATTATGATATAATTAATAAAGGGTGTAATCATACTAAAAAAGCGTTTATTTTGGCAAGTAGGGCTAGAAAAATATATAAATACGGACATTCGAGAACAAACCCATTTGTAATCAATTAAAGATAATGTATTATTTAAATAATATGTATAATACCGATTTTATTTGTACATATAAAATGATGGATACAGAAGAAGATTGTAAATTAATGTATCAAATCCAGCTGCTGCAAGCATTTGGTATTAACCAGATGGATGAAAAAATTATGAATTACGAAATATGCAACCTATTTACAAAAATCAAACAATGTGATATTTTTATGGGAATAATAGATAGGTACAGTAAATCAGAATATATTTCGGACATTTTTAAACAATTTGATTCAAATAAAGAAGGTACTAAAATGCTTTTATTCACGATTTTGTTTCAATATGATTATTTTAATTTAACACATAAAAGTTTATGTGAATTTTTAAACACAGGCGAAATTTTGGGTTCAACCGCGGAAGAATTCAATCGATGCGTTGGATTACACTAATATAAAAAACATTTTTTTGTGTTTTATTTTCTTTCGTTGTTTATTTTCTTTCGTTGATCATATTAATAACATAAAACTACATTTTCTGCACCTAAACTATGCTGCAATGCGCCGAATAGCCACATAGTTTGTTCAGCAGTGAATGTAATATATGGTCCACTTAATAACTTTCCATTTGACCAACGCAACTGTCTTACCAAGTGATTCTTGTCGCGCATTGGATTGTTTATCATCTCAAGTTTTGCTTGTTTTAATAATTCTGGTTCTAAATCTATTTCAAACCCCCCTTCATACACGCCTAGTTCGCGTATAGGTAGGCACTCGTCTGATTTATTTTGATTGAAATGAGCAATTATTGGGTCATACCCGCCTGTAAGTTTATCTTTTAAAACTTGTATTGTTAGCATTTCTACGAATGATTTATAGATAACCGATAATGTATTTCAATTTTATTAAATAATGTGATTTACCCGAAGTATCGCAGTTATATTGATACAATACAAAATATAAAAAGAATGAAATATCAGATTTTTACTTTTACTTTTACTTTTACTTATAACAATAATTACAATAAACTAATAAAAAATAAGTTAGTTGGTCGACGCCAAATTTAATACTACCTAAATATTTTTATTTTGTACATTTGATATTTTATTTCTAACATAAATTAAATTAACTACTAAAGAAGAGATAGTACATATACCAGAAATGATGGTAAATACAATCATACACAATCCGGTCCAGCCGTATGAGATTGATTGTGGCGCATTTAATGTACATTGCGACATTGCTAAAAGGACTACACACCCCGAAATTGTAGCAATCGCAAATGTAAAAAATGTTTCTATATCTTTGTCAGTTTTTAAATTGTTCATTAATAATAATGATTTAAATATGGCCAACGCCCCAATAATAGCAAATGTTTTAGAGATTATTATGGTATTAATATCAATATTTCCCCTAAAACTTTCCGAGTAACTATCCTCGCAAAATCCATTAATAACATTAATTTCGGGGAAATGTTTAGAACATCCTATACAGTTTACCCAAATGCCTATACTAATATACACAGGTTCGCCTTTACATAAATATTTTTCATCGATTGAACGTATATAAAACGAGCTTGATATTTGGCATATAATGTTAAACCCCATTGCAGCAATAATTAAACTTTTTAAAAAAACCGGATATCTCATTCTAAATATGAATCTTTGTAAATTATATAGTGTTTCAATTTTAATAAAAATAAATAGTATTTGTGGTTATAAATGGTTTATGATATTATACATATTCTATCATAAGTAGGGCAATAGATACTAATTTATAAAGATGAAGAAGAATCATTTTCTCTCTCTTTATGGTGGTGGTGTTTCCGTGAAGGTTTTTCTGGTTTTTTGCATGACCACATGCTTTCGCATGTAAGCGATATAGTAAGCATTAAACAGATGCCTGTAGTAACGGTGAAAATTACAATAAACCAATATGTAGGACCATAATTCCATTCGTCGTAACTATTGTAACTCCCCATAGACCTTTTAGAAGTCACGAAAAGTATTATAACACCGCAGATTACAGCAAGCATAAAATTGACGAATTTCCTTTGTCCTATACCAGCGAAACTTAAGATAACGAAGATAGTTCCGATTACAGCCAACGCCCCTCCACAAACAAGTTTATAGCAATTAGTGTCACCTGTTCCACATGATATATAATTACAATTTGTATCTGGAAACGAAGATGAACATCCATTACACGTTTTCCAAAGACCCAAAGAATCGTAACTTTTACTATCATCGCATACGGGATCATTTCTAATTATTTCATTTGAAACAAGAATCGAATTTGTTAATTGTCCTACGAGTATGAAAGCAATTGCGATGCATGTTAAAATAGGTAAAACATATATTGATATCATTCACGAATTAATACCAATAATAATGATAAAGCGTTTCAATTTTAATTAATTAAATGATATATTTAGTCTTATATGTACAACAATAATATTCGAATTACGCCAAATAATTTCATTTTTTAGTATTGTAGTATAATATTATGACTTCTACCAGAAATAAAAACACAGAAGGAAATTATAGATTAGAAACTGAAAGAGACCGTAAATATTTAAATTACGAAACGTATGAGAATTCCTCGAGCGGGGAAGCATATAAAACAACGCTGCCGGCTTTAGGATATAATCCAAGTCATATGCCTAGACAAGCGTTTTCAAAAAATTCAGTTGACATCGAATCTGCATTATTCGGAATAAATTCAACGAATATGGTAGCTCCTCAAGCGCCCGTTGTTCCGCAACTGAAAACGATTAAGATTGTAGAAGTGTTTAAAACGCCGAAATTAATTATGCCGAAAGCATTTAATCCAGAGAAAAACCAAAGACCGATTTTCAATTAATATTTCGTATTTCGTATGCGATAATTTAATAATTTTTAATTAATGTAAATTAATTAAAAAAAAATTGAAATGATTATTCTTAATATAATTTGTATCTTCAGAATGAGTTACACTAACGAAACTGTTACTAACGCCACCGAATTCAACGCTCAAAATGTATTATTTGCTGAACCAAAGGTTAATCCTAAAACACAAGGAAAATCAGTTGCTGTATTAAATCTTAATAAGACTGGAATAAAATTATCGTTTCCTATGGCATTAAATTGGGGTGCACAATCTTATACAGACCCTTCATCAAGCCGTGAATCTTATTCAATGTCTATTCAATTCCCCGGTAAAGATTATGCGACAGCTGAAACTGATAAATGGTTAGCAAATATGATTGCGCTTGAAGAATCGGTATTAAATCATGTATTAGCAAACTGGAAAAAATTATTTAACAAACCGGCTCCATCGCGCGAAGTAGCAGATGCTCTATATACACGCTCTTTAAAGTATCAGAAGGATAAGGAAACAGGAGAAACTTTAAAAGACAAGGCGCCTACAATGAAAGTTAAATTGGGTTATTGGGACGGAAAGTTTGACTGCGAGTTGTTCGATACCGAAGGAAAGATGATTTATTCGGCAGAATCTAAACCAGATGACACACCAATTGATTATATCCCAAAGGCGTCTCAAGCAGCAGTTATCGTTCAATGTACCGGAGTTTGGTTTGCTGGCGGTAAGTTCGGAGTAACGTGGAAGTTGATTCAAGCAGTTATCAAACAGAAGCCGACACTTAAGGGTAAATGTTATATCCAACTGCCAAAGCCAGAAGCAGACGAATATAGTTTAACCACAAATGATAATTCACAAGTAAGTGAAACTTGCACTGTCTTGCCAGATCCACCACAGGACACAACGTCCGCGACGGATAATTCGGAATCACAATCAGTCACGTCGACATTGCCTCCAGCATCCGTAAAGAAAACAATTCTAAAGCGTAAGTAAATTTTAAATACAAAATAGAAACTTGAATAACCAAATACAAAATAGAAACTTGAATAACCAAATACAAAATAGAAACTTGAATAACCAAATACAAAATAGAAACTTGAATAACCAAATACAAAATAGAAACTTGAATAAC